CATTTGCCGATTGAGATTGATTCAGACCTAACCCCTAAGACTTGGACTCAAAGGCTTATCTAAGTTTAGGGTAAACTAAATAGGACTTTAGGAGTTTATTTTGGCGATAACTAATGGCTATTGCACTTTAGCGGATGTTAAGGCTGCCTTAAGACTGACTGATACTCTCGATGATTCTTTGATTGAGAACAGCATCAACTCTGCTTCTCGCATGATTGACCAATACTGTAACCGATACTTTTATTCGACATCAGCAGGAGAAGTTAGATACTTTAAGGCTGTTGATGCTTTCAATTGTTGGATTGATGACTGTCAGACAATCACAGAAGTTAGAACAGCTCAAAGCAACCCGATTACTTACAATCAGATTTGGGATAGCACAGACTTTCAGACTATCCCTGCTAACACTTACGCTAATGGTGCGTATCAGCCGATTACAGGCCTTATCGCGGTATATAACTACTTCTTCCCTACATGGCAGGAATCGAACCTTGTAAAGGTCACAGGCACTTGGGGTTGGCCTAGCGTTCCAGAGCCAATCAAGTTTGCTTGCATTATTCAGGCATCAAGATTGTTTAAACGCCTAGAATCTCCGCTTGGTGTTGCCGGTGTATCTGACATGGGTATCATGCGTGTTGGCAGCAGCATTGATGGTGATGTTGCTCAACTAATCAATCCGTTTAGGCTTCTTAGAACTGGTGCATAATGGCGATAAGTAATCTTAGGACTGCTTTAGCAAATAACCTGGCAACAATCTCTGGGCTTCGAGTTGTCGAGACTCTCCCTGATGTAGTGAACCCTCCTATGGCCATGATTGGTTTAGACAAGGTTGCCTATAACAAGCAGAACAATCGTTCTATGGCTGAATACACTTTCAAGGTCACTGTCGTTATTGGCAGGGTATCTGAGAGAACTGCTCAGAAGGCTATGGATCTCTATTTGGCTAATAGCTCTGGTTCTATCAAGTTTGCTATCGAATCGGATAGAACTTTGGGCGGTTATGCTTTTGATGTGTTTGTTGCTGAGACTTCGGCTATCGGGGCTTTATCAGTAAATGCATTAGACTATTACAGTGCCGAGTTTTCGGTTCAAGTATTCGCAAGTTAAGGATAATAAATGGCAATCTTTGTCGCAACAGACTTCAGCGTTAGCATCAACGGATCAACAGCTTTGGCTTCATACCTGACTCAGGTGGAGCTAAAGGCTTCTGCTAACGACATTACAACTACTTCTTTTGGTAGCACTTGGGTTACCCGCGTTGCTGGTTTGAAGGAAGGTTCTTTGACTCTTCAGTTTAATCAGGATTATGCTGTTTCAACTGTTGATGCAACTCTTTGGCCGCTTCTTGGAACTAACGCGACTGTTGTTATCAAGCCAACAAGCTCAGCGGTTTCAAGTGCAAACCCTGCCTATACGGCTGTCTGTTTGGTTACAGATCTAACTCCTGTTTCAGGTCAGATTGGTGATTTGGCTACTTTCTCAGTTACTTGGCCTACAACTGGAACAGCCACACGCGCAGTAGTGTAACAAATAGGTTAGAGTGATTGCATGCAAAAAATTGATATCACTATAACCCCTGCTTCAGGTGAAGCTTACGCGTTGCAGACTTCTGCTTCTGATCTAATCAAGTGGGAAGCCTACTTTGATTTGAGCATTGATAAGTTGCAGAAACTTACTCACCTTTACTATTTGGCTTGGCTTGCTTCTAAGCGTTTAGGTAAAACTTCAGCCGAGTTTGAGACTTGGTGTGAGACTGTTGAAACTGTTGAGGTTGCTGACCCAAAAGCATCAAAAGCATAGGTGAATCTTCTACACATTGGTTTATCGCTAACTTAGCTGTTGCAACAGGTATTGCTCCAAGTGTTTTGATGCAGGAGAGTGACCGGATGCTTATGACAATGTATTTTGCTGTTAGATCGCAAAACGATGTGAAGGGTAACTGATGGCTGGCATGCAAACTGATGTTGTCTATAACGCTAAAGAGATTGTGAAAGCGTTGAATCAACTTGAACCTGGCATGAAGAACGCTATGGTCAAGGAGATGCGTCAAGTTGCTGCTCCTGCTATTAGTGCTATCAAGGGTGTTATCCCTAAAACTAACCCGTTTATTTCTTCTGTTCGACCTGTTGCTAATACTGAAGGTCGTTTGGGTTGGGGTGTGAAAGTTAAGCCTGATACTGTCAAGCCTAGTTTTACGACTAAGGCTTCTAAGAAAACTGCTGTCACTTCTTTGGTTCGTATTGTTGTTTCTAGCCCTGCGACTGCTCTCGCTGATGTTGCTGGTAAGGGTTCTGGTGCTGTTTTGAATCCTGTTACTAAGGCTTATGCCTATAAGGGTCGTACGAGAACTCACCGCACTACTACTCAGGGTCAAAAGATGATCAAGCATTTGAAGTCTAAGAGTGCCAGTAATTTTGTTTACCCTTCAGTTGAGAAGATTCTGCCGATGGTAAAGCTGGAGATAAAATTGATTCTTGAGAAGTATGCAGCTAAAGTGAACAGGAAACTTAACTAATGTCCGTAATAATCAATCTCTTATCGAAGTTTGATGATTCGGGTATTAAGAAAGCTCAAACAGGGTTCAAGGGGCTTGGCAAGGTTATTGGTGCTGTTGGTATTGGTTTAGGTGCGCAACAGCTTGTTGAAGCTGCTAAGGCTGCTTCTGCTGATGCTAAGTCTCAACTTTTGTTGACTTCTCAATTGAAGCGTTCAACTCATGCGACTGACGCTCAGATTGCTTCTAATGAGAGTTACATTCAGACTCTTTCTAATCAACTGGGAATCGTTGACGATGATTTGCGACCTGCGATGTCTCGTTTCGCTCGTGTGACTGGGGATGTGCAGAAGGCTCAACAATTGTTGCAGATCTCTCTTGATGCCAGTGCTGGTTCAGGTTTAAGCCAGGAGAAAGTTGCTAAGGCTGTCGCTCAAGCGTATGCAGGTAATACTGCCGCTTTGAAACGTATGTTCCCTGAGTTGAAGAACAGTAAAGATGTTCTTGCTGATTTGTCAACTGAGTTCTCTGGTTTCGCTGCTAAGAAGGCTGACCCTTTCGCTAAGTTTAATGTTTCTATGGATAACTTTAAGGAGCAGGTTGGTTCGTTTATTTTGCCGATGCTAACTCAACTGATGCAGTTGTTTATGATGCCTGGTATAAAGGAAACTGCTTTGGCTATTGGTGCGCTCGTTTTGGCGTTCAAGGCTTTTGCAGCTATTTCTACTGTTGTTGAAGTTGCTTTAGGTATCTTGAATAGCGAACTTATTATTATGGATGGTGCTTTGACTGCTATGGGTTGGGGTTTGATTATTGCAGCTATCGCAGCGGTTGTTGCTGGAATCGTTTATTTGGCTACTCAAACACAATTTTTCCAAACTGTTTGGGCTGCACTTGTTACAGCGTTTCACACTGGTATTACTTGGATGGCTGGTGCATGGAAAACAGTTTCAGATGCATTTGGTGTTGCCTTCGCGTTTATAGGTAACATTTTCAAGGCTTATGTCAACTTTTGGATCAGCATGTTTGAAGGTTTTATCAACGGTGTTTTGCATGGTGTAAACATGATGGTTGGCGGTTTGAACACGATGCTTGATGGTGTGAAGGCTGTTACTTTTGGTGGCGTGAATCTGCATGTGAACCCGATTCCTGATGTCAAATTACCTAAGTTGGCTAAGGGTGGAATTGTTATGCCTTCTTCAGGGGGAACTAATGTGACTGTTGGTGAAGGTGGCCGACCTGAAGCAATCATTCCCCTAGGTGGAAATAATGGGTTTGGTAATACTATAAATGTTTATGTGCAGTCTGCTGATCCTAAAGCTGTTGTTGATGCTATTGGGCGTTATGTTAAAAATAATGGCAAAGTTCCGGCATCCGTGGTTAAGGGTTTTAGCAGATAATGGCTGTTCCTAACTACAACATATACATTAGTTTTGGTGCAGGAAGTTCCGTTGATGTTACTTCCTATGCTGGTTCTATAAGTATTAGTCGTGGTGGAAGCCGCGTTTTTGAGGATGTGCAACCTGGCACAATAAGCATCAGTTTCAATAACTTTGACCGCACTTTTGACCCATTCAACACGAGCTCTATTCTTTGGGACTCCACTAACGGATATTCCAGGGTGCAACCTAACGCCAAAGTTCGTGTATACGCCAATAATACTTACCTAATTTATACAGGCTGGGTAAATCACTGGGATTTTACTAATGATGAGAAAGGGCTAAATCCGCAGGCGTCTCTTTCAGCGACTGATGGTCTAGGTATTTTAGGTCAAGCAAAATTTAATGCTGCACTTGTTACTGCCAATAACACTGCTACTTTTGCTCGTGATCGAATTGCAGCTGCTACTGCTGCCTGGGGAGGGACATCAGTTGCTTTTACCTATTATTCTGGACGAACTCCGCTTGTGCCCGATTTGTTTGACCAAAATAATACT